CTCCTGATCGAAGAAACCTCACGTTATCAGTGAGGCCCATTCAGCTGGTAGGCCCAGTATGCGGGGGGTCAGTCGACGGCGCGGATCTGGTTGCGGCGTTCAAAGCCGAGCGCTTCCTTTTTTGTCTATCTTGCATTGACTTGAAACGTCTACCCCGTCTAGACTATTCTCGTGGTTAGTGAGCAGCCCACCCGCGATGTCACCAAGATGCTCCGCAAAGCGGGATGGACTCCTGGCAACACCGTGGGCAGCCACACCAAATGGCACGCCCCGAACGGCACCACGTTCGAGCTGCCTGATGGACACCGGCAGATCAGCCCCGGCGTTTACCGGAACCTGCTCAAAGCCATGAAGGAGGATGAAAACAAATGACCATCTATACCGCGAAGGTCACCCGCGAGGGCAAGTGGTGGATGATCGCCATCCCCGAGCTCGACGGCCTCACCCAGGCTCGCCGGCTCGCGGAAGCCGAGCAGATGGCCCGCGAGTACATCGCGCTCCGCACCGATCAGAGCATTGATGATGTCCGCGTGTACGTCGAGGTGGACAGCATTGAGGGCATTCCTATCGCGGGCGTGCTCGCAGACGTTCGCGAGGAACGCGCCACCGCTATCGATCTTGAGCGCGACGCAAGCCGCAAAGTCGCGTCGCTCGCCCAAGCGCTCGCGAATTCAAACATTCCCGTGAGAGACATCGGCGCGGTCCTCGGCGTCTCATTCCAGCGAGCGCATCAGCTCATCACGACAGCCTGAAGGCGGTCAGTCGACGGCGCGGATCTCTTCCCGGCGTGCGATCTCTAACGCTTCCTCGTACGACGGCGGGACGTGTCCCGGCGGACCGATCCGTGTGACCATGGAGATCGCGGCCAGCTCTATGCGCGTCGGTTCGCGTTCCGGGTCGAGGATGAACACTTCCCCGTTGCCCGCGTCGATGGTTCGCACGCGCATCCCTTCACGACGTGCTTGTGCTCGGACCTGCCTGCGGAATTCGGGCACTTCGTTCACAGGGACGCGGGCGATGTGCTGCCCAGTCCGGCGGGCGTCGGCGAGTGCACGGCTGATCTGGGCGGCGTCCATGTGGGCTCCCCTGCGGATAATTAGGCCGACCTTATCAACGTCGTCGGTCCGGCGAAACACCCACACGTGGGGAGTGCTCACTTCGTGCGTGAACTCTTGGCTTTCTGTCGGGCCGCCCGCACGGCCGCGCCGCGGATGAACGCCGCGACGGTGACCCCGTCTACCTCGGCCGCGTGCTCGACTAACACCATTTCCGCTTCGGTGAATCTCACCGGCCGTTGCTGGTTGCGCGGTTCGTCGCTGATGGGTCGGCCGCGCGGCTTTGGTGTCATGTCTTCGAGTGTAAACAAGCCGAACCTCGGCCGGGCAGCCGCGTACACGGTCGCGTCCTATGTCGCTGGCGTGAATTAGGGTGTGGCCGTGAACGACTGGAAGAGCGCCCTCAACAGCGTCCTGCTGTGCATGCGAGGCGAACCGGAAGAGCAGATCTATGGCGAGCTTTTGCGCGTAGCAGCGCTGAACCGGCTGGTGATCCAGCCTGACAGTGATCAGTATCTGCGTGAGTGGGCGAATCAAGCCGCTAACGGGTTCCGCGTCAAAATCACCTGAGACGACGAATGAGGCCCCCGAGCCGCTCGTGAGAGCGACCCGGGGGCCTTTGTTCTGTGCTTTGTAGTGCGACTATCTCAGGCGGATAGTGACGGTCAGAACGACTTCAGTCCGGCGAAGCTGCGCAGGGCGAGGATCGCCGCGTTCCAGCCGTAGCTGAACGACTGCCGGTAGCACGTTCCGATCGGCGCGACACCCGAGGCATTGCTCGTGCTGATCGACTCGTGCGCCGTCCAGTTCACACACACCTCGGCGGTCATGCGGTCCCGCCACATGGCGTCGAGGTCGTTGTTCGTGTAGTTGTGCAGCTTCCCAACACCAAGCAGCAGGAAGTCGTGCAGCAGCCAGGAGCCGCCATTCTGGTAGACGCCCCCGGGAGGGGCGGAGCTGCCACCCGGGAAGGTGCCATTCCAGTCGGTTGCGGGCAGGTATGACCCGTCGTCGTTGGCGATGCACTTGAACGCGCGCCCCGCGGGCATGTCGACAGCGAGGGTCTTGAACACCATGTCCATGTGCGCTGCAACCTGAGCGTCGGTGAGCATCGGCACGCCGAGCAGCCACTGCGACCAGAACTCGGGGCTGATCGCGGACACGTCGACCCAGTTGCGGCTATCCGTGTAGGTGGTCGGGTCGAGGAAGGTGCGCACCCACGAGTTGCTGCCGGTCGTCTGGAAGAACGACTGATAGGCGGCGAGGGTGCCGGTGATGTAGCTGGCTGTGACCGTGCCGCCGAGGATCACCGCCGCCGACAGGGCGATGTACGAGTAGCCGGTCATGATCGCGGAGACGGCGTTCGCGGGGATCACGCTCGACGGGTTCGCGAACGAGTCCATCCACCCGTTGACGGGGTTCGTGCCGCCCGAGAAGTAGTTGTTCGCGTCCAGGTGGGTGATGATGTTCGCCGCCAGGTTGTTGACCTGCGTGGTGGTCAGCACCCCTTCTCCGAAGGTCGCGAGATGCCACAGACCCCACATGAGCACCAGGTGGTTCGAGTCGTCGGTCTGGTACTCGTCGAACGTGATCGCCCCGGTGCTCGTGTTCACCACGGCGCGCGTCGGGGCGCGGTTGTCGGAGTTGATCGCCCCCGCGAACCGGGACAGCAACTGCCGGGACACGTCCGCGTCCTGGAGCGCGAGCTGGGTCCAGAACGAGTCCCGCGTGTAGCAGCCGGGATAGTTCGGTGCCGGGGTGAGGAACGCGCCGGAGGTGTCCGCCGCGGAGCCCTTCGCGACGCGGGACCGGGCAACGCCGGCGAGCATCTGCGAGAACGGGTCCGGGTACGTCTCGCCCTGCGCGAGGGATGCGACCTGGAAGGTACGGCGACGCAACGGCTCGAGCGTGGTGCCGATCCACGAGGTGGTCGACGGGTTGTAGCTGCCGGGGAACACGGCCGAGTAGTGCGTGTACCCGATCGTGGTCGGGACGCCTGCGGCGAGGTTCATCGCGGCAGCGTTCGAGAAGCCCATGCCCGCGTACAGGCCAAGGCGCGCCCCGGTGCCGTAGATGAATCCGCCGGAGGCGGGATTGATGCCCCACCAGCCTTCGACGCCCGTGTCGGGCATGAGGCAGAACGCTTGCGCGGGAACCGCGAACGCGGTCGCACCCGTGGCCGCCGCGGCGTTGATCGCGGCCGTCGTGCCGATCGTCGCAGGCGGCGCAGCGACCCCGACCATCGGATACTGCGTCGTCGTGCTCGGCGTCGAAAGGGTGCCGTTGTCGAGGCCGAGGTGACGCCAGGTGACACTGCCGGAGTTCGGGCAGTTGTACCCCTGGTAGATCATCGCCGTCGTCGCGGACGCCGCGGTGAGGACGATGCGCTTGCGCCACACCCCGTGATCGAGACGCTTGACCGTCGTCTGCACCGTCACAGCCGGGGTAGACGCAACCGTCGCTGTCGCCGTCCAGCCGTCCTCGCCGTCCGGGGTGACCGTCGAATAGACGATGTTCTCGTACCAGGTCGAGCCGACCATGAGCGAGAAGTCCGAGGTCGGAGCTGTCGAGTGCGCTTCGCCGTCCTGCGTCCAGTACACGTCACCGAACTTCGGCTGGAACACGAAACCACCCGACACGGCGACCGGCGCCATCGTGAACGCGGCCGGCCGCGGGTCTTTCGGGAACAGCACCGCCTCATCGAGAGCGCCGACGTTCAGACGCGCCTGACGGCCACCATCAGCGATCGCCTGCGGGACACCAGTTGCGACGAAGTTCTGACCGCCGACCGTCTCGACCGCCGTTGAGACAGCACTGTTCGCCGGGGTGCCAGCGGTGCTGATCTCCGTTCCAAAGGTGTTCGATAGTGCCGTTCCGGTCGCCGAGCTCGGGTCGGTGACATACCCGGCGACCTGGGAGTCAGACGCCTGCGTGAGCTGGCCGATCGTCTTGAACGTGGTCATCAGCCGTCCTAATCCGTGTAGAGAGTCATGGTCGAGGTGTCGAGGATCCAATCGATGCCGTCACGGAACCCGGCAGGCACCACAGGGTTATCCGGGTCGAAGCTCGAAACCTCGTAGACGAGCACCTGCGTCGTCTGCACCGTGGGAGTCGTCGGGAACGCTGTGGTCAACACGATGGTGTCGCCGGGTTGCCCGGTGATCTTCAACATGGAGAACCCGGCGATGGTCGACAGGGACGGGTCAGGGGTGAACTGGGCGGACCACGTCCACCCCTGATCCAGAAGGTCCGTTGACTGGGGGCACAAAAGCAGGAGGTTCCCGTTCGCGTCGATCGGGGGTGCTTGCCCGTCCTGCGGGGGGCGGAGGTTCCCGAACGAATCCATCGCACACGTCACGGGGGCGAGCGACACGATGTCCTGCGTTGACACGCGCGTGGTCGGCCCCGAAAGGGTCGACGTGAACACCCACGTACCAATCAGTGGGGTAGTTGCCAGATCCGGGTCTGAGGACACCGAGTTCGCCAACGCGACAATGCCGTGAGCGTCAACCGTGATCGCATCCAAAGCGGTCATGGCACCTCCATCAAAAAAGCCACCCGAAGGTGGCTACTGGCAGGACTCGCACCAAAGGTCGTCCATCGGATCGACCGGGATCTGATATCCGTCTACCTGGTCGCGTTCGTCGCTCACTTCGCGGCATCAGCCGGCGCGACAACCTCCGAAGCGGTCACAGTCGAAGCTGCGGCCGTGGTGTCAGCGGCGACCGTAGTCGCGGCGCTCGAAACGTCAGCGGTCGTCTTGGGGGCGACCTGCTCAACCACCTTCGCCACGTCGGTGGCGTCCGTGGTCAGGTCCTTGACGACCGTCGCGCTCGAATCGCCCTTGGATGGGATCACGAACAAGCTCAGAAGGCCCGCACCCGCGATCGCCACGCGAAGCCACGTCTGCTCGGTCGACGTGATCGGCAGGTGGAACACGGGAACCGCCGTGGCGAGCACGAACGAACCCGCGGTGGTGAAGATGTGCGCGTCGGCCTTGATCTTCGCGACGATCGAAGACGCCGCCGCCTTCGTCTTAGTTGCAGTAGACATATGAGTCTCCTAGAAATGAACGTGAACTGACGGCGCGAGCAGAGTGCACACGCCGATGAATATGACGGACCCGACCGTCCACGCGCCGTACACGACGTTGCGCTTGAACTTCTCCTTACGGGCCTGCTCGGTGGTGATCTCCGATGTCTCGCCCTCGATCTGCGCGGCCAAGTCGTGGCCCATGTCGATGCGGGCTTGCGCTTCGATGCCGAGCCGGTCGCCCCAGTGCTTGTCCTGCACCCGCAACTGCTCCTGCACCCAGGACTTGTGATCAGCGAGGTCCGATTTCGTCGCGTACTGGTCCAGCTTCGATTCGAGCTTGTCGAACCGGGCGACCAGACCTTGCACCAACTGCAGGAGGACGCTTCCCCAGCCGGGGATGTTCTCCTCAGACATCAGCTGCCGGCGGTGCCGAGCGTCGTGGTCGACGTGACCGTGACATCCTTGAGCGCGTTCTCAATGTCCGTCGCGAGCGTCTGAGGGTCAACGCCGGTCTTCGCTGCGATCGCGGGGGTGAGCGCGGCAACGATCTTCGACACGAGCGTCGCCTGAGAGAACTCCGCCGAACGGAGGATCGTCGTGTCAGCGCCGCCGACCGTCTTCGAGATCGCGGCGAGGAACGGTTCGCTGGTCGCGAGTTCCTGCGTGACGGCGGTAGCAACGGCGCTGATGTCTGCTGCGGTGAGTGGCATATCTTCCTCCAAAGGGTCGCCAATCGCCCCGTATTCGGTGGCGAGGATCGTGTCAGCGTCCAGGTTCGGGACGCCAGGATTCGCGAGGGTCTGCCGGATCTGCACCGGCATCTCATCCGGGGTCACACCGTGCCGGAACGACGTTGAGGCGCACTCCCAGAACCCGGACGCGAGCCCGGCGTCGTGAACGTGCTTCAGGTAGTACAGGCCCCCGTACAAGCCGGTGCGGGAGAGCGGGATGATCGTCTCCCAACCCTGCAAGTAGGCGTCGCATGCGGCCATCTGCGCGGCCGTGTAACAGTCGAAGTCCGCCGCCACATACACGGGCGAGTCGGATGGCAGGCCGAGCGCGGTGATCTGCGACTGGGCGAACTGCGCATCCGAGATGCCCTGCGCGCGGCCGTTCAACATGCCCTGCGCGTTGCCCTCATAGATCAGCCACACGGCGATGCCGTTCGCGGTGAGGTCGGCGTACTCCGTCTTCGTCAGCCCGCGGTCGTCCGTTGCCAGGTACCGGCCCACAGCCGTGATGCCAGCCGCTTTGAGAACCGCGCCGCCCGGGCGCGCGTAAGAATAATCGCCTGCACCCATCAGGCCACCTCCACCTTGATCTGGCACGAGTTCGCGCCGAACCGTGCCGCGCCGGTCAAACCGTTCACCTGGAACGCGAACGTGACTGGGCCCGTCGTCGTCGCCGTGTAGTACGTCCACCCGGAACCGGAGATCGGGGTTTGAGATGCGATCTGATCCGTTGACGCGCCGCTGATCCGTTCGATCTCCGACCCGGCAGCGAACAGTGACAGGATGCCCGCACCGGCCGACGTGACCCGCTGACCTTGCCCCATCCCGGAGACGAGGTACGTCTGCCCTGCAACGACGTTGACGGTCACGGAAGCCATGGCCACCGACGACGACGAATCAGTGGAAGCTGCGGGTCCGGTAGCCTTCCCGAGGACCCGGTTCAACGTTTCGGCGTACGGGGCGATCATGCTGATGTTCGCCGCTTGAATCGCCGTCGCGTTCGCTGTCACACTGATCTGCGCAATCGCGAGCGCGTTCGACGGGACCGCCGGGACCGTGGGAGATGCTGCCGGGGTGCCGGTGACGATGCCCGCAATGGTCTGGTTGTTCGACCCGGAATAGAACGAATCCTGCACCTGCACATACACGACATCGATGCGCGGGTTCGTCGCGTCCGCCGCCGACACGGTGAGAGTCACAGGCGCGTCGTTGAGCACGAAATACATGCCCTGAGTCGTGAAGTTCAACCCCGACGGGGGTGTGATGTACGTGCCGGCGACCATGGCGCGGCCCGCACCCAACTGGATCGACATGTTCGGGGACGACTGCTGCGTCACCGCCAGCTCGCCCACACCGAGGATCCCGGGGGCTGAGAATGGGGCGGTGGCGGCCTGCCGGAACAGCGCCGCAGAATGGCTCGCATTCTGAAGTGCATAGGGCACAAGCTGCACTGTCACGGTTTGTCCTCCAAAGAGCCGACACCCGCAAGGGGGTAATTAACGAGATTCAAAAAACTTCTGGCCTTTCCCCACCAACAGGGGCAAACTGAGACCATGAACAAGTTCGGATGGGCGAGCATCGGCTCCGGTGCCACGCTTGTTGCGGCCGCCGCGATCATCACCGGCGTTGTCACCGCGAACGCGGACAGCGCACCCGCACCGACCCCCACCGTCGCGGTGTCAACCTCGACGCCGACCGTTCAGCCCGCGGAGACGTACACCGTCACCACACCCACCCAGAGCCCGACGAGCACGCCAGCGCCCGTCGTGACCTCAGCGCCCGTTCAGACGCCCGCACCCCAGGAGCCCACAGTGACCGACCCGACGACCACGACGCCCACCCAGACAACCGAGACCGCGCCGAGCACGACATCGACAGACTCGTCACAGACGCCGGTCGTTCAGCCGGGTGCACCCGTCGAGCAGAACGGGGTGATCCAGGCACCCCCGGCACCAGTAGCGCCGAGCCTGACACCCGCCGCTCCGGAACAGGCAGCGCCGTCGAACTAGGGAAGGAAGAACGCGGTCAGATAGATCGCGACGCTGTTGCTCGTCTCGGCAGGCCAATCGTTCGAGTTCATCCACACGTCAGACGTGACCGTGATCGTGCCAGCCTGGATGTTGGTGATCGTGAGCGTGTTCTGGACCGTCTGGTAGGGAGCACACGACCCGGCAGCGGGCGATGTGCCAGAGTTGCCCTGACAGGAAACTGCAGGACCCGTCGACGAGCTCGCTTCATAGCCTGGGATCGTCGTGGTCATCCCGAGATACATGTAGTCAAGCGCGCTTCCCGAGAGAAACAGGTTCGCCTGCGTGTACTGAATGAGAACGACTGTGGTGAAACCGGTAGGGACTGCGATCGATGCGCTTGCCTGAGCAGTGCGAGTCGTTGTTACTGCGAAGTTCGTCGCTAGAGCACCCGCCGACTTGGACGTGACTGCGGAAAGCGCGAGCCCGTCGACCGTGACCTTCCCTGTCCCGGTGACGGCGATGGACCCGCTGTTGGTGACGTTCATGTTGCCGTCGCTGAGATCGATGTCACCGCCCGTGACGTTGAGATTCCCACCACCCGACAGGTTGATCGACCCGCCACCGTTGACAGTGACGGAGCCGCCACCCGACACAGTCAGGCCGCCCTGCGTAATAGACGAGTTCGCGAGCACGTCACGGGTCGACAGCGCCTTGACCTGCTTCTCGAGCTGGATGAGGCGGTCGAGAAGCGCGTAATCAGGTCCGCGGTTCGGTTGACCCATGAGCGCCTCCTAGATGACAGGCGGTTCGTTGAATGTGAGCGTCACAGTTGGCGTCCCGCTATCGGGCACATTCACGGAGTGTTGGACGATTCGCCAGAACTTGTCATAGCCGTTCTGGAAGTAGTCGTCACCGGACGTGAAAATGCGGGCATCGTCACCGGTCTCCCACGTGCCGAGCTTCGAGTTCCCTCGCGCGTCGAACAGGGGGACCGTGATCGTCGGGGTGACACCGGGGGTGCCCCACTGTGCTGCGGAACCGGTAGCGGCGGCGCTGATCTGCGCCTGTGAGGTGACCGACGTGTAGTTGATCAGTTTGTCCAGTCGGGGCGATTGCCCCAGGCCGCCCACGGGTTGACCGGGGGCCTGCGCGGTTGCGGCGATGATCGCGGTACCAGTGCCGGAACCCGTTGCGACAATCGTGGTACCCATCACCGTCGCGTCGGTCGGCCACGTGTAGTCCGTCACCGTGTCAAGGTCAAAGATCAGCCCGGACACTTCGGAAGAGCGGCCGGCGCGCGGTGAGGAGATCGTGAACGTGTCGACCGGGACACCAGCAACCCATTGCGAGTCTTCACTGAAGTCGATACCACCGACGCCGGGGAGGCTCATATCGATGATGTCCGTGGCGATCTGCGACAGGGTTGATTCCTGCGTCAGCGGGTACCCGGGCACATACTTGCCGAGCTGCGACGTGCCCCCCTTGACCTGCATCCCGATCGATGCGCCCGGCCCCGACTTCGCTGTGGACTGTGCGTCCGCGAGGAACGTGGCGAACAGCACGGCCGGGTCGATGCCGTCCGGGTATGTGGTTGCAGAGTAGTCCGCGGCTTGTAGGCGCTGCGCGAGCCATGAGAAGAATTGGGCCCCGTTGATCTGGTAGATGCCCGTCGACTTCGTGTAGCTCGTTGTCCAGCAGATGCCGCCCCACTCGATCTCGCCGTCCAGGTCGATGTACACCTTGAACGGGAGGCCGCCCATGTTGATGAGTGGAGCGGCGGCGGCCCTGTTGTGGCCGGTCTGCAGGTTGAGGGTGAACTGGCATGCGCCTGCGTTGTTCAACTGCCGGTCGAACGACAGGCCGGCCGGTTCGAGTTCGGCGAGCTTCGTGTTCGTGTTGATGTCGTACGCGTATGCCGTCCACGAATGGCCCACAAGTTCACCCCTTTGTTATGCGAAGCCCCAGGCGGAACGCCATGTGGCGGTGAACTGTGCGGTGACCTGCGCGGAGTCGGACGACCCGACCGCGACGGACGTTGTTCCTGGTGGGATGCCGAACCATGCCGAACCGGTGGTTTTCGTGTTCTCCCGGTCCGCGGTGCCGTTGAGGGTCACCAGGTGGTTCTGCATGTCGATCACCAACGTGTCGGTCGCGGCGAGCGTGATGTTGCACTGGAACCCGGGCCCGGTGTCGTCCAACTGCAGGCGGGGGTTCGTGCACGGGCCGGTGATCGTGAACACCGGGTAGGTGGTTTCCTCGCCCAGGTTCGTGAGTAGCAGCGAACCGCCCGTGGACGCGCCGAACGTGACGGGGAAGCTCACGGGAAACGTGAGCCCCGCCGTAGGACTCGGCAGGCCGACCGGTCCGGCTGTTGAAAGCACCGAGTCGTACACAAGCGGATCCGACGCGGTGAACTGCACCGGGATCTGCACGTTCTGGTACTGGTACTTGTCATCCACCGGCAACGTCACCGACGTGGGGCGGCAATTCACCAACCGTGGCGACGCCCACCCGGTCGTGAACCACTCGAACGGCAGCTCACCCGTAGGCGACTCGATGTTCTGCAACGCGGCAGCCATGCTGTTGACGACCGTCGCGAACGGTTGCTTCGGAGCGGCGATCTGAAACGTGACCGTGAACTGCTTCTCGTCCAGCTCGTTGAAACCCGGATCGGACCCGTACCGGCGAGGACGTGAGGTGTCCCCACCGCGGACGCTCGCGAAACCACGAAGCCCCTCGATGGAGATCAATCCCACGTCCTCGCCCGGACCGAACGCGAGCCCGTTGAACGTGCCCTGGAGGTTCTGCATCAGATGCCCCCCGAGGTCTTGGCAACCCAGCCGATCTGACTCGCGATGTTCGTCGCCGAGGCGTTCGTCTGAGCGGTCACGTTGATGTTCACGACCTTCCCGCCCACCATGCTCGAGGTCGCCGTGTTCGCTGCCGTTGACGTCGACCCGGCCGTGTTGGGCCGGTACGCGCCCACGGTCGGGTTGAGGCTCACAGCCGCGCTGAGGTTCGGGCTAGCGACCTTCCCTGACAAGGCGGTCATCGCCGCGTCGATCATGGACAGGTTGCCGGTGATGCCCCCCGCGAGGCCCTGCACCGTGTACATGCCGATCTCAGCGAACACCTTCGACGGGGACGCGATGCCGAGCACCTTGCGGACCGCGGCGGGAATCGTGTTGATCTGCGCCTGAATCCACCCGGTGAACCCGGACCACATGTTCTCGATACCGGTTTTCAGACCGTTGACGATCTGCTCACCCGTATCAACCAGCCATGTGCCCGCACCCGTCAGCGCACCCTCGATCTCGGACGGGAACTGCGTCACCGTGGAGATGATGAGGTTCCAGTTGTCCGTGATGCCGTTCTTGAACCCCTGGATCATGTGCTGACCGGTCTGCTCAAGCCAGGTGAGCGCGTCCGCGCCGTACGCTTCGAGGCGTGCGGGCAGTTGGCCCATCCACGACGCGATGGACGTGTACTCGTTGGTGACACCGTCGAGGAACCCGAACAGGGTGTCCTTGCCGATGCTGATCAGCCACGAGCCGGCGTCGTCGAGCAGGTCGAGGATCTTCCCCGGCAGGGACGTGAACCACGCGGATGCGGACTTGTACCCGTCGTCCGTTCCGGTCACGAACCCGTGCAGCACGTTCTCGCCCACGGTGAGCAGCCACCGGCCCGCTGTGGTGAGGGATGAGAGGATCTTGCCGGGCAGGGATGCGAACCAGGCTGTGATCTTCGGCCACGCCGAGACGATGCCGTTGACCATACCGGTGATGAGCGTGACGCCCGTCTTCACCAGCCAGATCCCCGCGTCAGCGAGCAGGCCGGGGATCTTCGTCGGCCATGTGATCAGCAGGTCTTTGATCAGGACGAACCCGACGATCATGCCGTCCACCCAGCCGGTAAGGAGATCCTCACCGGCCTTCACGAGCCAGTTGCCCACATCGCCGAGCGCGCCCATGATTTTTGAGGGCAGTTCGGTGAAGAACGCGCTGATCTGCGACCAGTGCTGGATGATGAGCATCGGGACGCCGATGACCGGTGCGACCGCGGCGAGAATGTCGGGCCCCCACTGCTGGAAGAACCCGACAATGCCGGACACGAACCCGGACACCCACCCGGTGAACGACGACCATGCCGAGATGACACGGTCGAACACGCCCACAGCGGTCGAGGTGATCCAGCCGACCACGTCGTGGAATACCGACTCCACGACCCTCAGGGAGGGCCCGAATACGGTGTTGAGGAAGTCGGACACTTGCGACCAGTGCTGCACCAGCACGGTGACGCCGATCGCGAGAGCGGCGACAGCTGCGATGACCAGACCGATAGGGTTTGCGTCCATCAGCGCGTTGATGATGGCTTGTACGACTGCCCACGCCTTGATTGCCACCACAATCGCGCCGATGGCTGCTGCGGCGTCTACGAAGTAGGGGCCGAGGGTTTGCAGCGCCGGGCCGAGCACGGATGCGACGGTCGCCGCGATCTGCATGAACGGGCCGACCGCGGCCTCGACCACGGGAGCGACCTGCTCGAATGCGCTGATGAGCGGCGGCAGGAGCGACGTGATGATGGTAGCGATTGCAGGTGCCAGGTCTTTGACCAGTGCCGCGACGAACGGAGAGATCGTCACAACGACTTGCCCGATCGCGTAGCCGAGCGTGCTGACGAGGGGGGTGAGTGACTGGAACGCGGTGAGGACCGTGTTCACCGCCACGGCAGCACCCGTGAACATGGCCGACAGTCCCTTAGACACTGCGGGTGAGGCGAGCAGGTTCGAGATGTCGGTGAGGGCGGATTGCAGCATCGCCAGCCCGGTGGGCGCGGCGGAAGAGAGGATCTTCCACAGGTTCCCGACGAGTGCGAATACGCTCTCGACGGTCCCTTCGAGGCCCTTGAACGCGGTGACGGCGTTCTGGATGATCGGGCCGATGTTCAACTCCGACAGCCACGAACCGAAGCTCACGCCGATCTGAGACACGAACTGGGCGATCATCGGCAGGTACCGGCCGCCGGCGACCATGAGGCTCGCGAACCCGTTCGCGACGGCGTTGAGGCCCGGTTGGATGACCGTGAACGCGGTTGCGACCTGCCCGAGGAACGTTTGCAGGCGGTTGTTACCGAACGCGGCGGCGAGGGTCGTGGCGACGCCACCGAGCGCGGTGCCCGCAACCCCGGCAATGTCCGTCAACCCGACCTTCAGCTGAGGGATCAGGGTTGCGGTGAGCTGCTTCAACGGTCCGGCGAGACCTTCCGCGAGAGCGGCGGATGTGGTCTTCTCCATGCCGGCCATCGCGGACTTCATCTCGTCCACCGACGCCATGACAGACTTCGCCGCCGGGTCGGTCGACGCGGCCATGCCCTTGAACGCGAGGGTCACCGCACCAACCCCCGCGGCGAGCCCTGCAAGCGCGGCCGGGGCGACAGCAAGCGCACCGCCGACCAGCGCCATCAGCTCGTTCACGAGACCCGCAGCAGCGGGTACCGCAGCCGTGAGGGCGGTCCCGAGAGTGCCGATCCTGCCGATGGGGACCGAACCCGATTCACCACCGAACCCACCCGACGACTTGTCCGGTGTGCCTTCCGCTTCGTTCGCGGCGCGAACCTTCTCGGCCGCCTCAACCTGCTGGTCTGCGGCCTCGTTCGCGGCCTCGGCGGCGGCCTTCTGCGCGGCAGCTTGCTCCGCGGCGGTGCGCGTGATCGTGTCCGCTGTTGAGCGGGCGGATTCCGCTTCACGGTCGTACGCCACCGACATATCAGCGGCGGCGGCGTCAACGGCGGTGGCCGCGGTATCCACCGACGCGGCGACGTCATCCATGGATGCGCTGATGTCGTCGGAGGCCGCGGACGCGTCAGCAGCCATCCCGTCGATGGAGGCGCTGACCGCGTCCGCGGATGCGTCCGTGTCCACGGCCATGTCGCGCACGGCGCTGACGGCCCGCTTGATCGCGTCGATGAAGTCGGCCGCGTTGGCCGCGAGTTCGAAGAGGACGCCATCCTGATCGGCCACGGCGACCCCCTGTGTTCAGTTAGTGGAGGACTTTCGCCCATTCCTGACGTGCGATCTGATCCATGAGCGGCCGCGCGGTCACGGTTGCCGGTTTGACGTACGGGAACGGCGGCTGGTGGTACTTCCGCCCCAGGCGGTCGGCACCGAAGAACCCGAGCTCGATACGGCGCGCGTAAACCAAGCTGGGACCGACGTTGGCGCGGTACGCGGCGACGCCGTACTGCTTCACGCCATCCATGCGAATGTACCGCCTCAGATCACCCGAGACGACGTTCGGGGCAGAACCGCCGACGTGAGGCATGTTCCGCGGGTGCGAACCCTGGAAGCCCTGCTTCTCCGCTTTCACGAGCACGGCTGACGACTTCGTGACGATGGTCTTCGCCGCGGACTGCGCCTTGTCGCCCATCGCCGTCAGTGCCGCCTCGAGACGGTCGATGCCAACCCAGTGAGTCACTTGCGTTCCGCCTTGATCTCGTTCTCCAGCCCTTTCAACTTGAGGAAGAACCGGACGTTCCACACCGGTTCGTCCAAGTACTGCTCATGCGTCATCGGGATGAGTTTGCGGAACTGGTATTCCTGAGTGGCGAGCGCCACCCGACGCGGCAACGCCTCAGCGTCTAACGGGGTATCCGTGCCTCTGAAGATCCGGCCGAGGATCCTCAGAGCGTTGTAGGGGACTCCGGGTCCTCAACCGACGCGTCGGTGAACTCGGTGGTGTTCGACTTGTCCGCCTGCTGGATCTTCCGCACGTGCTGGCGGATCGCTTCGAAGTCGCCGCGGGGCAGGTCGAGCAGTTCGTCAACCGTTTCGGGCAGCTTCGCGTCGCGGGTCCACGACTTGAGGTAGAGCACCGCGGTCAACAGGCCATGCTGTGACTGAAGGCGCGCTTCCTCAGGCGTGTACTCGGGCAGGGACACGTGCCCCTGCTTCACCAGTTCGTCATCAGACAGGCCCGGGTGGGTTTTCTTCGCTTCCGCAAGAGCGGCGAGATACGCGCGCGTGGGTGCCTTCGGGATCGTCAGCGACGATTCCTCCAACTGGATCGAACGGCGGGTCGGCAGGTCGTCTGCCTTCCAGAACGTCGCCACACCGCCCTTGGGAAGCTTGAGCCGGGTCAGGTCCTCAGAAGTCTTGTCAGCCATGGTGTTCCTTAGAAAGCGGTAGATTGGGTGGAGATGAGGATCGCCTTCGCGGGGGACATTTCGCCGTCCGTCGCGTCGGTCGTGTTCATGAGCGCCTTCGTCGTCGCCTTGACCTCCATGTAGTTGGAGGAGGCGGAGAACGAGGCGACCTGGTAGGCGATCTGCGAGAACTGCAAGGTCAGGCTGTGGGTGTCGTCGTTCTGGTTCGTGACGACGATCGACATGCCCGGCTGCGTGTTCGCGAGGAAGTTCGCATAGTCGTTGTCCGTGACGCCCTGGTAGATGCCAGTGAACGTGCCGTCGACCTCAAGGCCGGGCGCGAAGATCGCGGACGGGTCCTGCGTGCCGGTGAGCGCGGTGATCGGCGCGGTGGCACGCTTGAACTCCCAGTCAACCTCGGAGTACTTCGTGTACTGGTTCCCGGCGATGCTGATGAGCGCCGTCCACGCGGGCATGGGAATCGCCGTCGTCGGGGTGTTGACGCCCGTAACCGGGTCGCCGGCTTTCTTCGCCACCCAGGACACGGCCAGTTCCACAAGACCGCCGGACTTGATCGTGAACTTCACGGACGAAGCCTTGGCACCCGAGATGGGCAGCAGCGAACCCGACCCGTCGTTGTAGAACAGGGTGTACGACGGCGGCTGGCCGTTGTTCAACAGGCTCGCCGTGTGCGTGTATGGGGCAGTGTCGCCGGTCACCGTGTCCGGGCCGAGGATCGCCGCCAAATGCGAGAACACGCTATCCGCGTACAGGTACGTGGTGTACGAGAACGTGGAGGTGATCATGCCGATCTGCTGGCCGTAGTCCACACCGTTCATGCCACGCAGGGCCTGGTCGGACAGGAGCTGTGGGACGGGCGTGTAGGTCGGGGACGTGACCGGGATCCACGCGGTCGGGCCGGCGGGGGCGACGCCCCATGAGTCTTCCAGTGCGATACCAAGCCACTGGTAATTGCTTGCGTAAACGTTCGTCGTTTCGACGGTCATGCGCTCACTCCGTTCGAGGTGGTGGACGGCGCGGCCGTCTCAGTTGGGTGTTCTGCTTCCGCGGCTTTCTCCGCCTCGGCGAGAGCAGCAGCGGCGTCATCGGCGGCTTTCTGCGCCGCGGCGACGGCCTGCTCGGCGGCATCCGGCGTCGCGGTCGGGGTCTCCACGGTCGCGGCGGGCGTCTCCGGTGCGGTCGCGTCCGTCTGCTCGGTGAGCAGCGCGGAGAGGTACGGGTTCGTCGTCTCGATCACGTCGCCCGGCTGACCGACCACGGTGCCCTGACCGTTGACCACAGCACCGTTCCGGGTGACGGTGACGTTCGAGCCGTAGATCAGGCCCGAGAGGATGTGGGCGTTCGCGCCCGTGAACGTGTACTTGCTCATGCCTGCCCCTGAATGACTTCGTCGACGTGGAACTCGATGCGGTTCCATGAGTTGATGACCCCGTTGTTCTGGGTCGGGAGTTCGCGCTCCGTGTTGATGTCCGTGAGGTTCTGCGCCGACTGGAACACCACGTTCGGGTCGTTCAGCGTCGGCGCGGAGCGGATCGCCGTCATGCACCCGTCCATGAGGGCGTCCAACGGTGCCACCCACATCGATTCGTCTTGCCCGGCCGGGATCTGGTCGGGGATGAGGAACTGGTACATGAGCACCAAGGACACGACGTGGTGCCGGAACCGTGGACCGTTCCATTCGACGCTGAGCCGTTGGTCCTGGCCGGTGTCCAGGTGGATGTACGCGACGACACCCCAGGATGATGTGGAGCCGGAGAACTGCCAGGTGGCGCCGTCGATGAACCACGGGTAGTCCGGGTACACCTTCGTGAGCCCGGCGATGCCAGCACCCTGGAAGAACGTTTGCAGGGCGGAGCGGACGGCCGCGTCGCTCACCAGGTCCTCACAATCGGGGCGAGGAGTTGCGCGGCGCGATCCATCTCAGCCTTCCCGGTGCCGGTCGCGCCGTACCCGGTCTCCTGCTTCGGCTGTTGACCCAACGGGGGCATGACGATCGCTTGCACGCCGCGGGACTTGATCAGGCCGGCGGTGATGTGCACGACCGCCTGTTTCACGAATGGTGGCAGTGCGGACACGGCAACGCCGGTGTCGTGCACGAACGAGAGCGGGGTTGCGGTGGTGATCGTGGTGTCCGTGGTGGAGGCGACGATGATCTGCTCTGACTGGCCGTTGCCGATGTCGTAGACGGTCATCTGCATGCCCGGGGCGATACCGACCGTCGACAGGACGGGGATGACACTGGTGGACTTACCCACCGCGTCGGTGGTGAGCGTGTTCGCCCACCCGTTGACGTACTGGATGACCGCGAACATGCGGTCGGGTCGCGACCAGTAGCCGCCGCGGGCTTGGAACCCGGCGAGGGGGATCGTGATGATCTTCTGGTCGATCCACACCTTCGACAGGTCGGACAGTTCGGTGAGCGCGGACGGTTCGCGGCCCAACTGGATCTGATTCACCGACACCACAGGGGTGAACGGGGCCGACACTTTCAGCGTGCCGTCGCGTTGAACCCGGTACGCGCCCGACACCGTGTCTACCGTCGCGGCGAGCACCTGATGGCAGAAGTCATCAGCGATGGACGAGGCGCGGGCGATGATCTGCGCCAAAGCGTCAGCGTTCGCGACGGTCGACGCGCCGGGGATGATCTGGGAGACGTTCACGCCGGTCCCGGCGGAGCTGAACTCTGCGGGGGTGATGTAGGGGGTGCGGTTGGCGTAGGTCGGCACGTAGGGTGCGAAGATCGGCTCTGCCACGTTTCCCCCTCTTATGTTGGTGTCCCGCCCGGACGGGCTGACGCGTCCGGGCGGGAGTTGTTAGGCGCTCTTGGCGCTCTTGGCCGCGGTCGCCGGGGTCGGCGTGGCGGGAGTCGTGGTGGCGGCCGTCTTGTCGGCCTCAGCCTTCGCGGCCTTCTCTTCGTCGGTCAGCTCGGGCGCGGCGTGCGAGGGACGCTTCGCAACCTGCTTGAAACCGAGGGTGCGGATCAGCCAATGGGCGATCTCGTTCGGCACCTCGAAGATGCCGTGCTCATCCGGGGTTACCTCGCCCTGGGGTGTGCCAACCGATGTGGCGGTGTCGTGCTTCAGCAGCATGGGAGTGTTCCTTTCAGGCTCGGGGTGCGGGCCGGTCGGTAGGGAAATCCGACCGGCCCGCAAGAGGGGTGTTACGCGACAGCCACGTTCGAGATCCAGCCCATCGCCACAGGGGCGCGGTTGATGAACGTGGTCAGCGAGCGGGTCTCCCCGTCGAAGCGAGGACCGCCACCGGCAACACCGGCCTGACGGCTGGTGCCGTACTCGTAATCGCTCACCGGCTGCAGGTCCCGCAGCTCCACCGTGTTGGTGATGTTGCTGTTCGGGAACGGCACCGAGTTCGTCTTCGCGATGACCGTGCCCGAAGCGAGGTTCGGCTGCACCGAGATCTTCACCGGGGTGCCGCCCGCCGCCTTGTTGATGTAGTACGCGGCGAAGCCACCCAGGATCACGTCCTGACGCTCAGCCACGTTGTTCGGCGCGAACGTGGTGTAGCCGGAACCGTTCGACAGGACCGCCGAGCTGATCGACGACGCGAGATCCGACGACATGAGCAGCTCGTCGGGGGACAGCTGCACGTCGTTGTAGATCAGACCGAACAGCTCATCCAGCTCGCTGACGTTCTGGCCGTTGACGGTGAACGATGCACCGTCGAGGGTCAGGTGCTTGGCACCCGAGGACACGCCCGAACCGTGGGTGAGCAGACCGAACGCGCCGCCGCTGGCGTAGTCGCCGGCGAGCGAGGCGAGGAGACCGTTGAAGTCGTTCGCCTTCGCGCTTGAGTCGGTTGCGGGCACCGCGGTGGGTGCGGTGCGGTACAGGCCGGGCAGGTTCGGCACGGTGGCCGCGTTCTGTGTCGGCACTGAGGTGACGGTGACCTTGTTGGTCGTCACGGTGGTGTAGTAGAAACCGGCCACGTACACGTCGTAGGCGACCGCGCCGACCGACTCCGTCCACGTCGCGACGACCGAGTTGGTGTCGCCGCCGGACGCGGTAGTGACCGAACCGGCCGTGGTGGCCGCGGTCGAACCGCCGTAGTTGTAGTTCGACAGGGTCTTCGCCGCGACCTGCACGGTGACAGTCGTCGAAGCGGCGATCGAACCGCCCGTAGCCGAAGCGACCAGGTTCGGCGTGCCCGGAAGACTGAGCGCGAAGTTCTGGCCTCCGAGAGCCTTGCGGTCAGCGCCGAGCTTCCACTGCAGAAGCGCGTTGTTGATCGCGATGGCCTTCGCGTCGGCGTAACCCTTCGCGAGGTTGATCGAGTCCTGGGTGACGGTGTAGCCCATCGCCAGCGGCTTGAAATACGCGCCGACGTCCAGCTCGTCGATGTTCGCCAGGTTGCCGGCGTAGTCGAAACCGATGCTCGGGTCGGGCTGCGTCTCGTTGACGTTGACGAGCGCCTTCCACTGGGCGAGCGTCGCACCCTCAGTGGGGCTGGTGTGCGCCAGCGAGTCGAAGAACGGCGTGTTGATCGGGATGAGGGAGATGACGTCGGAGAGGTCAACGCCCTGCAAGCCGGTCGAGCTGTTCACGCCGGCGGTGGTGGCCTTCTTGATCGCGTCGAGCGTTTCGGCGCTGATCTCGGTGAGGTCAGACATGGATGCTCCTTCGGGGCATGAAAAAAGCCACCCGGTAGGGGGTGGCTTCGAAGTGGAGTGGTGGGGTTAGGCGGTGAAGCGTGCCTTGACGGTGGCGTGCAGGAGCGCCTGCTGGGCGTTCTTGCGGGCCTCCGCGGTGGGGGCGTCTTCGACGGCCTTGCGCAGCGGCGCGAGTTCGTCAGCACTGCCGTCGCGGGTTACGGGGCCCGGGCCGGTTGCGCCGAACAGCTTCGGGCTGTTGCGGTCGTCGGGCATCTTCGCGATGCGCTCCACACGCTCCTGCAGGCCCTTGACAACGTCCGCAAGGTCGGCTGCGACGCCGACCTTCTCCGCGAGCGGTGTGAGTACCTCTTCGAGCTTCTGGATCTGGGCCGCGAAGCCCTTGGTGACGTCTTCATCCGACGTGGTGTCGGGGGCCGGCGACTGGACGGTGTCCGTGCCGGGGATCGTGGCCGCGTCATCGGTCGAGTCAGCGGAAGCGTCGGGCGTGTCGGTTGCGTCCGAGGTGTCGTCCGTGCTGTCGTCCGTCGCGTCGCTGGTGTCATCCGAGGCGGTGTCAGCGTCGTCAGTCGACGGCGTGGCGTTACCCGACAGGGAACGCAGACCAAGCTCCATCAGGGCGGCGTTGCGCTCCGACTGCGAACCGGTGAGCGCCTGACGGGTCAGGTCGCTGATGGACAGGCCCGACAGGTCGGACGCCGCCTTCTGGGTGGTGCTCACATCGCCCTCCTCAGGGATGTCAGGGTCAGCGTCGACAGCCTCAGACGCGTTGTCGGGTTCCGGGTCACCGGACTGGGTCGCCTTCGCCGCATCGTCGGGTGCGGCAGGCAGGGACGCGAGAACCTTCTGGATCTCCGCGATCGCGTTGTTCAACGCCTGCTCGTTCGCCTTCGACAGCACACGGCCGGCCTTGCGGACTGCAGTGAAACCGTCGACGATCGGCAGAACGTCGGGGTTGAATCCGGCGAACGCCTTCGCGATGTCAGAGACTTGCTTGGCGAGTTCGTCACCGATCTCCGCCTCAGCGATCTCACTGACCTTGTACTGGGCCAAGATCCCGATGGCGTAATCGATCGCGCACCCGGCGTCCTGCAGGTTCCACGCGTTCTCCGCGTCGTCTGGGTCAGCGGTCACCGACTCGACGTCCTCGCGGCCGGCCAGCTCGTCCAGGGCGTGCTTCGCCCACCCGAGAACCTGAATCCACTTGCCAGCCGACTCCGCGTCAACACGCTCCCAGTCAGGCGAACCGGGTTCGTTCAGTTCCGGGTCGGTCGGGTCGTCACCGACCGTCGCCTCGGTCAGGTCGACGTCGGTCGGGTCAAGCTCGTCCTTCGCGACGGGCTGCTCCTGGTCTGCCACAAGGGCCTCCTTCTTCAGCGAACCGTCGCTGTTCCAGTTGTCGGGTATCTCGGATGAAGCACCCAACGACTTGGCGCGGGTGATGATGTGGCGGCGGATCGCGTCATGGTCGGCGTTGCCACGGCCGACAGCGTGGATCGCGTTGTCCAGGTCGGCTTTGTTCTCGATGGGGTAGGAGCCGTCTGACATGGCCGCGCCGGTCTTCGCGTCGTGTTTCCGGTCGGCGGTGTCATGGTCGGCTTTCGCCGCCCTCGCACGGTCGGCCATGGCTTTCACGTCGGCTGGGGTGAACATGCCCGCGTCGCTTTCCGACTTCATGAGCGCGAACCTGCGCCCATTGGCGGCCTGACCCACAAGGTCAACGTTCGTGATCTCGAGGTCTTTCAGCTTGGTGACCTGATCCGGGTCGATGAGGTCCTTGAGGTTCGGCACTACGACTCCTTGACTCGACGGCCGGAACCTTCAAAGGACCAACCGGTGATCTGACCGGACTTGATGAGCGCCCACGTGGGTTCGTCGACGATCGCGCCGAGCATCCACGTGCCGGACTTGACGATCTGCCCGTCCGGTAGCTCCCACGCGGGACCTCTCCACACGTACGACTCGACTACTTCGGCGTGTCCGAAGTCGTCTCCTGAGTGGTTCAGGCCGATACGCCGGTCGCCTTTCATGAACTGCCATGCGGCGAGTTCGAGATCGTCGGGGTCCACGGTGTCGATGAACCCGTCCGCGCCGCGTTTGATCAGCGGGTCCGGGCCGGGCGCGTACGCGACGCCCAAAACGTAGCGTTGCTCGGTCATGCGGAGACCCCCAATCGGCAGTCGTGTTCGAGATAACAGTCGCCGTCCACCTCAACCGGGTCGGCGTCGGCGGGGAGCCAGAACACGCGGCCCTGACGCCCCGCCAACGACCGGATGAAATCCGCGCTGACCCTCTGGTTGCGGTCGGTCCACACCTCGCAGTCGTTGACCCAGATGCGAATCATCAGATCTCCACGTGGGGTGCGGACGAGCAACGGCACCGGGGGTGCAAGGGTGGTGCGTCATCGTCAAGGTCGTGCGGGTTGTCCGCCTCAGCGGCCACGCAGATGTCGCAGGCGTTATCGCTGACGATCAGGTCGAACTGGGTGATCCCCGCGGCGTCGTACTGTTGCAGGGACGCGGTGGTGACGGCTCGGGCGGTTTCGGTGTGCGCGATCATCTCCGCCCGGTAGGCGGTGATCTGATCACCCAACGCGGTCTCGACATTGCGGGCGATAGCATCCGAGCCGAGACCTTTGTCGAGGCCGTCAGCGATCTGGTTGCCGATCTCGCCCACGAGCGTGTCGGTGATGCCCTTGAGGGTGATGCCTTCCTGGTCGAGCAGGTTCGCGAACCCGCCATCGGACATGAGCGCGGACGCGTCGGTGTCGCCGGGCTTCCACGTGTCCCAGTCGATCGCGGCGATTGGCATCGGGATTTCCGCGTCGGGCACCTGCTCGCTAGCGGCGTGCGCGCCCGCAGCCCACCCGTCGGTGCGGATCTGCTGCAGGATGCGTTGCAGGTCGTCCAGCGACGGCTCGTTGGCGTTCAGCGAGTTGACCGCAGCCGAGGATGCGGCTGCATCGTCTGCGCTTGCCGACGCGTTAGAAGCCGTCTCAGCGGTCGTGTCGTTGCCCGCTCCGTCCTTGCGGACCTTCGATGCCGCTTGGACAGCCGACTTGATGTCGAGACTCTTCACCCACGCCTTGAGCGCGTCCGCCAAAGCGGGCTGGTGCGCGTCGGTGATCCGCAGGTCATAGTTCAGCTGCGGGGTTTTCGCTGGCGTGTCCCGCCACCCTTTGGTGACGGGCTCAGCTTTTGGGTATGCATCACCTTCAAGCTCCGCCCGCGCGCCCGCGTTGAGCAGCTTCGCGACATCGGCGGGGATGACTTCGAACTGGAAGTCACGCCACACGCCGCGAACCTTGCGGGCCTTCACGAACCGGCGGAACTTCACCAACTCCGTCTTCTCGTCGTCGTCCTCGTCCTCGACGGGTGCGGTCGGGTCGCCGGTGATGCCGGTCGCAGAAGTCACCCCAGCGGATGCCTCTTTCGCGGCAGGCGCAGACGGAGGCACGAGGATGCCCGACCCGGGAACCGGCTTCTCCAACCCAGGGAACTCCGGCTCGTCCGGATCCAACGGTGCGGCCAAAATCTGACCCGTCGTCACATCCTTCTCCGGCACCACACCAGCCACCGGCTGATGATGGGTGAGCGGCAACGGTTCGTCGTCCACCGGCGCGAGCGTCTCCGGGTCGATCGGCCCAGACACGTTGAACACGTCCACCAACGGCACGAACCCGGTCTTCCCGGTGACGAACCCGCGGGGAATCTTCCGCTCGTTGTCCACCGGCAAGCCCAGCAGCTCTTCACGCATCTCGTCCGGCGACACGGCAGCGTTCTGCACGTAGATCGCCCAGGTTTGCGCCTCCGCCAACCGGTCTTCCTTGTCACGGCCAGTGTCGAGGGACAGCTTGACCGGAAGGCCAAGATCCTTCTGCAAATACCTCGTGATCGTGCGTTCCACAAACCTGACCCACGGGAGCGTGTTGACGCGGAACTGCACGTCGACCTGCGTCTCCCCGTTCGACCGGTTCACGTCCTCAATGAGGCCGAGGTCCTGCGGGACCACACCATAGGCGGCGGCGACCCTGGTCATGAGGTAGTGCGGGAACGTCGGGTCGAACGTCTCCGGTTTCGTCTGCGTCAACGTGGATCCGGCGGGCACCATGACGATGCGGTGCAGGATCGTCTGATCCCCGGCCATGAACGCGTCCCAGTACTTCTGCCACTGCTCCACCTGGTCCGGGGTGGACGTGTCAGGGGGCAGTTGCATGAGCCCGTTGGGGACGGTGCCGTCAGTGAACAGTTCCAGGAAATGCTTCTGGAACCTGAGGTCCGTGTTCACCGAAAGGAGCACGGACTCGATGGGTGCCAGACCGAACGGCGAGTTCGGTTGCGGGCGGAACATCGTGTAGATGAGGTCCTGGTTGGTGTAGAACACCCACGGCATGCCCTTGATGTTCTGCGCGAACGCGGGTGCGGGCGCGGTGGGGCGGCGGCCGTTGTCGTCCACGTACGGGACGATGGTGGTGCCGTCGAGCACTTCCAGGCCGATCACGTCACCGTCAAGGTTCCGGCGACGGTACAACGGGCCGGCGTCGTACCGGAGCACGTTCTCCAACCACAGGGACAACCACCCGTCCCACGGGGTCTGCCGGTCGGGGAACTCGAGCGCCGTCCTCGCGGCGTCGATCGCCCCGTCCACGTCACCCGACACGCCGTCCGCGGCGACGAACAGGGGTTCCATGGACCTGAGTTCGTCGATCTTGTGGTTGATGCACATGCGTGCCACGTCGTACGCGTCGATGATGCCGCGCAACGTGTCATACGAGGTGCGCCCCCAGGCGGTGCGACCCTGAATGTTCTGGTTCACCCCGGTGGGGTAATCCATTGCGCGCGGTGTGATCGAATACCCCATGGCGGGGTTGATCGGCCGTCCCGGGCCCAGGTTCCCGGTCAGGTTCATGCCCTGAGCGCCCATCGCCTGCTCGATCGCAGTGGGGGTTTTAGGGGCTGAGGTTGCGGTAAGGGGGTTGCCGAACCGGTCGACCAGCGGCAGCGGCTGCGGCATTGACGCCCCCTTCGTTTGGTTGGATTCCCCGGGATTCGAGGTCGCGTTTCATGTACGCCAGGAACGCGGACCCCTGACCCGTGCGCACGAACATGCGGCTCAAGGCCTGTGATGCGCCGTCGACCTGGTCGTCGTGTGCGGCGTTCGGGAATCCGGCCGCTTCGTCGATCAGCCCGTCAACGTCGAACATGGCGATGGCGTTGGTGGGTAGCCACACGTTGCCCGCTTCGATGAACGGCGCGACGGCGCTCGCTCGGGCGTACTTCGACTCGGTCGGGTTGATCGCGATGATGCCCGGGATGCGCTGTTTCAACGTGTCGATGACAGCGGTGCCGTTCGCTTTGTCCTCGATGAGCTTCGCGGTCGCGCCGGGCCACTTCGCGCACAGGTCGGTGAACGCTTTCAAGGTTTCCGTGAACGACATGCGCTTGTGGATCTGATCCAGCAGGTACGCGTTCGCGCCTTTCTTGCCCCACACCTGCAACACGACGAAGTCAGACGACTTGGTGTCTTTGAAGGTGAGGTCGCCGGAGATCAGCAGTTCGTCAACGGCCGCATTCCACGACTTCCCGTCGCCAGCATCAGACCACAACGGGGTGTCGTATCTGCGCCACCACTGCCGTTTCCACACGTCACCGGAATCAGGTGACGGGCGACCCTGATACAGGGCGTTGAACACGCGGGAGCCGACCTGCACCTCAATGCTGCGCCACTGCCCATCCGTGCGGCCACGAGCGGACTGCAACCATTGCCCAGGTTCACGGCCCAGCGGATCCGTCTGGCCTTTGTTCGGGTCATGGTCCGCCCGGGCGGGAATGTTCACCACACGCCAACGGTGAGCGTCCTCACCCGAAAGGAACCGGCCGGCGAGGTCATCCTCATGCCACCGGGTCAGAATCAGGATGACTGGCGCGCCAGGTGCGAGACGAGCCGAGGCGGTGGACTGCCACCACTCCCACACGTCGTCGCGTTGAATCTCAGACTCAGCCTCTTTCGCGCCCTTGTGCGGGTCGTCGATCAGCAGCAGGTCCGCGGGCTGACCGGTCAGCTCGCCACCAACCGGCGTGGCGAAGATGCCGCCCTCACGGTCAGCGAGCCGCCACTCATGCTGGTTCGCAATCTCCTGCGACATGGAGATGCCAAGCTGGGCGCCGTTCGTGCGCACCTGCGACCGCACGTTGCGGGAGTTGCGGCGCGCGAGACGGTCGGAGAACGACGTCATCACAATGCGCGTGTCCGGTTTCTGAGACAGCACCCACAACGGGAACCACACGCCCACACGGGTGGACTTGCCCTCCTGCGGCGGCATCGAGATGATCAGCCTGGCATCCGGAGTGTTGAACGCCCGAACCAGTTCCGCGTCGATCAGATCCAACGCCGGCGTCTGCTTCGTGCGCGGGTCGAACGCCCTCGCCAACTCGCCCGGCGTCGCATACTTCGTACCCCGGCCGAACTTCGCCTCATGCGCTTTACGCAGTTCAGCGAGAATCAGCTCCTGAGCCTTCGCGTCGTCCCGCCACCCTTCCGGCAGACGCACCATCGAAGCCTCCTACGAAACCTCCACACCCAGCTCGGCAGCCAAACGTTCAATCTCCGCGGTCATCTGATCGGTGACAGTGATCTCCGTGCGCGTCGGCGCGTCGAGCCCGAGCAGCTTCCGCCGCGACTCCGACAGCTTCTGCAACGTGTTGATCGCCTGCAGTACAGGCCCGGCGTCCTCCAGCTCTTCGAGCACCTTCCCGTCACGCGTCACATACGGGTGCGTGTCCTCCAACACCTGCCACGCCTTCGACACCAGCCGGTCAAGGCGTTCCAACTCCACCTGACGCAGTTCACGAACCGCCTCAACAGGTACAGCCGCCAGAGCACGCTTCACACGCTCATACGCCGTCGACTGCGACACCCCCTGGCGGTCAGCGATCTGCCGATACGTCAAGCCGATCGCGCGGAAGCGTGCCGCCTCAGCAGCAGCCTCAGCGTCATCCACGCCCGACTCGAACTCGCCATCGCGGTTCCGCGTTCGATTGGTCATGGGTGTTCGGTCCTTAGTTCTACTTCGGGTAGAAGTTAGGCGATGCTCGTGACCGTGGCCTTACCGGTCTCGATGACGATGCCTTCGATGTCGCGTCGGCTTGTGAGGCCGAGTGCTTTGAGTAGTCCGTTTGCGTGGTCGAGTGAACGCTTGAGCGTTGTCACCCTCACCCAGTCGGAGTCGACTTCGATGCGGTCGACTGCGTCGGCGGCGGTGAGCCCCAGTTCGTCTAGGATGGCTTGCTCTTGCTCTCGGGTGATGGAGAGGGTTGCGACGCGTTGGATGCTCTCCTGAGGCTCGGCCACGGGGTGCCTACACGCGCGGCGGCTCGGACCAGAAGCCGGGCCGCTCTGCTTCGCCCGCAGGTGCCTGGTGCGAGCTCGTCACCCAGAGCGTGTCGTTGCCGTCAAGGAACACCTGACCATTGACCAGGTCCTCGCTCCAGACGCGCGTGATGAGCAGCGGGTAGAACTGGCCTTCTTCAGCCTTGTTGCCGACATGCAGCTGAGCGCCCGTATTGACCTGCGCCAGACCGGAGTGCGACGCATCCTCGCGGCGCTTGTTGATCCGCTCGGCGTCAGCCAGCGTGAGCGGGTAGCGGACGATACGTCCAATTGAAGCCTTCATGACAAGTCCTTACGTGATGCGAGCTTGTTGGCGACCGCGGTTGCGAGCGCGTCGAGGTCGAACCCGGAGCCTTGCGACACGTCGACCCGCTTGTCAGGATGCTCGACCAACACTCGGTGGCATCCGCCGCAATGGATCGGCAGGGTTGTGTCCGAGTGGTATTGGAAGTGATCCCCGCGGTGGTCGCAGG